GGGTGGTAAGGGCAAGCGACGGAGACACCATTAGAAGTGACCGTCCAGAAGCCACTCGTGAGGTCAAATATGGTGGGGTAGATGCCCCATCTTTGGCCTTCCTAATTCAAATCAAGGATCTGTTCTCATACTTTGGAGGCAATCTTGACGTTATGGGCGGTTTGGCTAAGGGGGCCGACACCCTTGGTCAGGAACGGCTTCTCAAGCAGAGTAGTGCCATGAAGGTGGTAGATATGCAGGAGCGTACTACCAAGGCAGTCAAATCTGCCATTCAGACTATGGCTAAATGGGTGTATTATGACCCCGTAAACGAGTTTCCTATTGAAAAGCAAATAGGCAACACAGACTTGGCTATCAAAACGTCTTTCCCGCCTGAAATGCGTGAAGCGGATTTGCTTGAGTACGACCTAGACATTGCTCCATATTCAATGCAGGATCGCAGCCCGGCAGAGCGTGTGCAAACCATGCTCCAGGTAATGAACGAGATTATCCTTCCCATGTCTCCCCAGTTGCCGCAGTACGGCATTCAGCCTGATATTGGCAAATTCATGCAATACCTCAGTAAGTATTCAAACACTCCAGAATTGAACGACATTCTTGGTCTTATGTCGCAAGAAGACATGGTTCGGGCAATGGAAATGTCAGGCGGTGAAGCACGTCAATCCCCGGTTACAACCAGGAATTACGTCCGCGAAAACCGCTCTGGCGCTACCCAGCAGGGCAAAGATGATGTAATGTCTCGTATCCTCATGGGTGCAGATGTCCAGCCTGCGGAGGCAAACAACTTTGCACCTTCAACCTGATTGGTAAACTATGCCGACATATTGCTACAAAAACCGAAACACTGGAGAGGTTGTAGAAAAAACAATGACGGTTGCTGAGATGTGTCAGTTTGAAGAAGAAGGCGGAATGATTATTGATGGTGTTCAATATGAGCGTGATATTGCCAGTGAACACTGTGGACACAAAAAAATCAGCGGTTGGCCGCTTAAGAGTGATGCGGCTGGCGTTCATCCGCAAGATGCATTGAAAGCGATGAAGGGCGCTGAAAAGATTGGCGTACCTACTGATTTCGATAAAAACACTGGGCAGGCCGTTTTTAGAGACAGGTCGCATCGAAAAGCCTACATGAAGGCAATGGGCATGCACGATAGAAACGGCGGATACGGAGATTAAAATGTCTGAGGAAACGACCAATGAGGTTGAGGAAATCAACGAAACAAAGACCGAGGCCGAAGAAGAGGTTTTCTCAGACCTGGACTTCGACGATACCACTTGGGGATCTGACGAAGCCGGTGACGAAAATCCAACTGCAACCAACGACACTGAAACAAGCAATTCGACAGAAGAACCAAGCCCGCTTACGGCAGAGCAAATCAATGCTTTGTCATCTATGGGGTTTGATGAATCGGATCTTTCGGCTCTGAAAGATTCACCAATTCTGGAAAAAATTGTTTCTGCGGCTACAAAACAGCCGAATACAGATGATGTATCCACCACAAGTGGTGATGACGTTCCAGGTTCGCCTGATGAAAGTGGTAATGACGGTTCGTTCCAGATCGATTTAGATAGTGATGTTTACGATCCTGACTTGGTCAAACAACTCAAGTCAATGCACGAACATTACGATCGAAAGATCACAGAACTTAATGCGGTGATTCATTCGCTTGGCAACGAAGCGTATGGCGCAAAGATTGATCGCATGTTTGAAGGTTCTGGAATGGAGAAATTCTTTGGCAAAGGTCAGACTTCCGATCTAAGCGAGAATTCCCAGGAATACGCCAACAGAACCAAGGTGCAAGAAGAACTATTGTCTTTGACGCGCGGCTACGAAGCAACCGGCAGACAAACGCCGGATTTCCCTGAATTGTTTCAGAAGGCAGTACGGGCAGCAATTGGCGAAGAAATGAGTTCCGAAGCAAGGCGTGAATTTACTGAAAAGGTAGAAGCGCGTCACAAAAATCGTATTTCACGCCCGACCAATCGGGCTTCTAAAAGCAAGGGATCAGTTCAGCAAGCAGTTAGAAACGTGTCACGGTTGATGCGAGACAAAGGCATGCTGGATGATTCATCCGAATCTTTCGAATGAAAGGTAGCGAAACATGGCAACTCTTCAAGCAGCCGATATCGCTGACCTGATTACAACTACTCAGGCCGACCTGGGCAAGTTGCGATGGACCGACATTGCTTATGATCTTCAGGAGTATGTGGCTCTGCCCATGATTCTCCAGAAGAAGAAGGTGTCGTTCCAAAGCGGTCAGTCGATTCAGTGGAACGTGATGTACAAGACCAGTGGCGCCGCCAAGGACGTTGGTCTGTACGAAACTGATAACGTGAACGTGGCAGACGTGATGACTACGGCAAGCATTCCGTGGCGTCACATGACCACTAACTATGCAATCGAGCGACGTGAGATTGCAATGAACACCGGGGCAGCACAGATTGTTGAACTCGTGCGGATTCGCCGTAACGACGCAATGATCGACCTTGCCAAGCACATGGAACAGCGATTCTGGGCAAAGCCCAGTGGTTCGTCTGACAACAAGCAGTGCTTTGGTGTTCCGTACTGGATTGTGTACAACGCCACCGAAGGTTTCAACGGTGGAAACCCCTCTGGTTTTGCAAGTGGCGCTGGCGGCATCGACTCGTCCGCAGCCGACTTTGACCAGTGGAAAAACTACACTGCCCAGTACACCAACGTGACTAGCACCGACCTGATTCGCAAGTGGCGACGTGCGGCTACGTTTACCAATTTTAAGCCCCCAGTGCCTGGTAGCCCCTACAGTTCCGGCCAGCAGTACGGTTACTACACCAACTACGATGTGATTGGACCCCTGGAAGAAGTTCTGGAAGCCCAGAACGACAACCTTGGCAACGACATCGCATCCAAGGATGGTCGCCTGCTGTTCCGCCAGGTTCCGGTTACTTGGGTTCCGCAGTTGGAAAGCCGTTCCGGCGATCCGATTTACGGAATCAACTGGAGCGTAATGAAGCCAGCATTCCTTTCTGGCGAATACATGCGAGAAGAAGGCCCGACTGCTGCGTCAAACCAGCACACGGTTTTCCAAACGCATGTGGACACTACTATGAACCTCATGTGTTACGACCGGCGTCGTAACTTCTTGCTTGCCACTGCCGATCCCGGCGACGGTTGATTAGGAGACTAAAACATGGCACAAGGTAAAGTTACATACAAAGGCACTTCTGGCGGCATGGGTTTCGATTACGACGCTCTTGTTGACGGCAACGATGCCATTCGTTTCTGGGATGATTTTCTGCTTCCATCGTTTCAAACGCTGGCTAATGCAGCAGATGGCAGTGACACCCAGATTTTCAACAACTGGAGTTACACGCAGTACGACGCTAATTCCACCTTCCCTGTTTACACAGCAGCGCAGGAAATTGCTGGTGGTGTCCTCAAATTCACTAGTCACACTGGCGATAATGATGGCATTTTGCTGTTCCCTGGTTTTTCTGTTAATGCGCCAAATGCAAATGACGTAGCAATGGAATGCCGTATTGCAATTAATGACATTGCAGACTCTTGTCTGTTTTTCGGTTTGTCAGAAACCGTTGCAGATGCTGGTCTTGTTGCTGATGGCGGCGCTTTTACTGCTGCTGCTAATGGTGCAGACCGCGTAGGTATTGGTTTTGACACCGCAACAAATACTGGCAAGTTTGATCTCCTTTCAAGTCTTGGCACTGCCGGTCTTGGCGGAACCGATGTTGCTCAACTTGCAACTGAAATGGATGCCGGTGCATCTGGCACTCTTGCAGATGACGAATATGTTCGTCTTGGCCTGTCAGTTCGGGGTGGCATTGCGTCGTTCTACATTGATGGCGTGCATGTTTACACGGCGCCTGACACAAGTACAATCAGCGATACTGCTTTGTATCCCTGTTTGCTGATGTCGAACGATACTGGTGCGGCTGACATTTTCTACATTGATTACTTCGGTTGCAGCGCAGCCATGAACCGTAGTTGATTTAAAGACCCTCTCTCATTCCCCTCGTCTTGTGTGCAATGCAAGGCGGGGGGTTTTTTGTATATTGGGCAATATGAACAGCAGACAAAAAGGCAAGCACGGCGAACTAGAAGCGGCCAAGGCAATTGAAGAGGCTTTGGATTGCGGAAAAATGCGTAGAAGCCAGCAGTATTGTGGTAAGGCTGGAGACGCAGACATTGTGGGAATTGACGGCATTCACATAGAGGTAAAGCGATACAAGAGGATTTCATCTATCGATTTTCTAAGACAGGCAGAAATTGATGCTAGATTAGGAGAAGTGCCGATAGTAGTTATGAGAGAGAATGGCGATAAGGATTGGGTTGTGCAGGTTCGTCTGAAATCCCTAAAAAGCCTTTCCTCCATAATTCATCTAATAGGGGAAAACAATGGCACTTGCGGACATAAAGATCAACCAGCCTCACCAGGGCAGCACGACGATTGACATGATGGTCAAAGGCTCCTCGTGGGAGCAGTGGTTTTTAATCACATCAGACAGACATCACGACAACGCTTTGACCGACTGGGATCTCGAAAAGAAACACCTGAAAGAGGCAGTAGAAAGAGATGCTGGAATTTTAGATTTTGGCGATCTCATGTGCCTAATGCAGGGGAAATGGGATTCCAGGGCCGACATGTCGCAATGCCGACCAGAACATCAAGATGGCCGCTATCTCGACAGTGTGGTAGAGACAGCGGTCGATTTTTATACCCCAGAAGCCAAAAACTGGATCTTTGTAAGTCCTGGTAATCACGAAACTTCTGTTCTTCGCAGGCACGAAACAGACATGACTGCTCGCTTTGTTGAAGGGATGCAAAGGGCCGGAGCAAAAAAACTCGTCCAAGGAACCTACGCTGGATTTATTCGGTTTAGCGCTAAGATGGACGGACGCCATTCAACAAGACTGGTCATGGGTTACACGCACGGATATGGGGGGGGTGGTCCTGTAACAAAGGGGGTGATTCAAACAAACCGGCAGGCCACCTATCTCCCCGATTGCAACATTGTGGTGTCAGGTCACGTTCACGAACAATGGTCAATGAACATTGCCAGGTCCAGGTTGAGCCATGTCGGCAAGCCTTACACAGACCGGCAACTCCACCTTAAAATGGGGGGCTATAAACGAGAGTTTGAGCATTATGAGGGATGGGCAACAGAGCGAGGACACCCGCCAAAACCCCTTGGGGCGTGGTGGATTCGTATGTACATTAACAGCGACAAAAGGCTCGATTTTGACGTTCAGGAAGCCAAATAATGCCCAGAAAACGAAACATGACCGATCTAGAAAAGAACCTAGAAAACATCGTTGCTCGTTTTCAAACAGAATTAATCGAAAACGGGGCGGATGCGGTTGTGGTAATATCAGCCTTGACACAGAACAAAAAGAGCAAGACTATGCTGCACAGGTATGGAAATACTCTTCTATGCGACTCGCTATTAAGGCATGCATATCACACTGAAACAATTGTCTACATAGACGAGACAGAAATTGAAGAGGAAGATTCTTGAAATGAGTTCTGAAGAAACAGGCGGTCAGATGATCCGATTCCAAACCATTGTTCAAACAATTACATTGGCAACAATGATTTTGGGCATTGCTGGGATGTTTGTGGTAATTGGAAGGAAAGATCAAATGATTCAGTTCAATTCAACACAAATTACTGAACTACGAGATATAGCCCAGGATTTGGTGAAAAGCCAGGTTTTGGGTTCTTCAAACGATAGTTATCAGGCAGAACAACTAAACGATTTAAAGAGACGGGTAGACAGATTGGAGTCTAAATGAACTGGCTAAAAAACAACAAAATGGCAACCACCAGCATTCTTGTGGTAATTTTGTTTGCTGGTGTGGCCCTGACTGTTCAGGGGTGCGATCTTCAAAAAATGGTCAAGTTGGACGTTCCAAAAGACGTTTCATCTGCGTTGGATACGGACGAGCAATCGACCTTGGCCGATGCTCCAATGCTTTGGGAAGATTGGACCGTTTATGTTGAAAAGAACAGCAAAAGGCTCTCGTCTTCGATTAAAGAAGCAGAAAGCCGATATTCGCTCATTAGCAGCATAACAGAAATGGGCATTGGCATTGCTTCTGATCACGCATCTGTCCTTCCTGGGGGGACTTTTATTGTTTCAGGCTTGAGCCTGATGGCCGGTCTTTTTATGAAACGTCCTGGCGACGACAAGAAGGTCGGCAAAGAAAAAGAGAAATCGTTCAATGCCGGTTTAAAGCAAGCTGTTAATCTCGCTATGGGCAAATCGGATGAGAATTAGTGCCGGAAGAATCCTGCCCATTTTGCCTTGCAAGTCGGAAAGAGCAAAAAAGCCTAATCCGGCTCGCTTCCATTGGTGAGCCAAACCGACGATTTAAAGGCTCGCAAAACGTAAGCGAATTAACGGATCGAGAATTATACTGCTTGGCAGTTGCGGGAATCAGGATTCTGGCCGATATAGTGACGGGGGGAGAAGATTTAGATTCGTTTGACAACAGTGATTTTGTACTTGGTTACGAAAAAGCACGTCAGTCTGTGGTAGAAATGGCTAAACGTGCAAAATCTAAGGAGACAACAATGCCAAATGTTGGAAAAAAGAAGTTCCCATATACGTCAAAGGGTAAAAAGCAGGCTAAAGCACATGCGAAAAAAACGGGCAAAAAGGTGACTAGTCGCAAGCCCTCAAGCAAAAAGAGGTATTGACAAATGGGACACGCAAGAGGAACGGCTAGAGGCCACACGTCTATGGGGTCACGATCAGCAAAGTCATCAGGTGTTCGTACATCTAAAGCCAAGGCTGGTGGAAAAGCCAGTGCGCCAAAAGGCGCTAGCGGCAGACCATCTAAAAAGCGCAAGAAGTAGAGGACATTAAACATGTATCCAACTGGATGGAAACTTTCGAGCGAGGTTACAGCGGTTACAACAGCCATTGAATCGTTTCAAACCGAACTAAAGGGTGCGGAGGGCATGGTCATTCCATGTGAATCTTCGTCGATGTGCCTTATTGGACTTGGCACTAGCGGCGTTGATACGTCAGCGGTTTTGGAGGTGTGGGGAACTCAGACCAACGGAGAAACCTCGCAGTCGATAGATTTTTGCATTAACAGCCTGCTTGTTACCGCAACTGACACGGGAACTAATTCTTTGGGGTCAATGACTGTTCCTGGCAGCGCTATTACTGCGTTTGCAGCGCTGGAAAGCGTGACCTTTGCTCCGTCCGGTGCTGTAGACGATAATACATCATCTGCCGTACCAATCCCATCAATTCATTGGTACAATCGACTTCAAGGACAACAAAGCGTACCCGCGTACCTCGATTCCGCAGATACTACGGGCGTTTTGTCTGGCGACTTAGCGATAGCCAACAAACTGTGGTATTTCAACGGAACCGGCACGGATTCTGGACCGGCTTTCTTGGCTGTCCCTTGCGGCGCATTTAACTATCTTCAATGCTGCTTTACGACGGTTTCGGCTGGTACGGTTGCCGTTTGGAGCAACCTTATTAGGTGAGTTATGGCTGAAAGCACACTGTCACCGACAATTGAAGACATTCGCCTTGAGGTGCAACGATTTCTTGGCTGGGGCCGTACAGCACTTGGTGCTGGTGATGCCAAAAACGATGTAGATGCAATCCTTAAGCGTGGCCTTAGGCAGTTCTACGCGCCTGCTGTTCTGCCAGGGGAAAGTTCGGCACACGAGTGGTCGTTTATGCAGCCTGTTGCAAACCTTACGGTCAGGGCGCCTTACTCCACGTCCACGGTTACGGTTGTAGACGGCGTAGTTACCCTGGCCGGATCAAATGTTTTTCCAACGTATTCCGCCCAGTTTGGCAACGTGTTTACTGTTGGAGGAAACGAATACACGGTTGCATCAAGAGACAGCAATACGCAGTTGACTCTCACGGATCAAACGTCAGACAACGACCATGCAGCCGGATCTGAGTATTCTCTAAAGTTTCCGAAGTACGAATTGCCAGACGCCTTTGGTGGCATTGTTGGGCCAATCACCTATCAGCGAGAGTCTGGCGAAGAAGAGATTCGTATTGTTTCTGAAAACTACATCCGCGAACTTGAGCAGAACACGGGTCAAACCGATGATGCTCCAAGGTATGCAGCGGTAAGACCGAGAAACGACTTTGGAGATACTATTGTCGCAGCCGGTGACCCAGAAGAGGGTTCCAGGTTTGAGTTGTTGGTCTGGCCTTCGCCTGATGCCGATTACGTCTTGACGTATCGATATACGTTTTTGATCAACAAGTTGATTGATGACGATGGCAACTACCCTCCAGGCGGCACTCTTCACGGCGAAACAATCATGGCATCCTGCCTTGCAGTTGCTGAACTGTATGCCCCAGAAGAAAGCACCAGGTATCGGCAGGATTATCTGACACGCCTTGTTGCAAGCGTTGCCTTGGATCGCCAATCGAACACGGCGGAATATTACGGATACAACGCGGATCGTTCTGACAGCCAGGTATTCGTGAAGAAGCGGCTTAACAGGGCGACATACACAGACAAGTTGGGCAACATTTACCCGAGTTAAAGCATGCCAACAGTATCACTACTTAAACCAAATACCGCTGGTTCGGCAATTATTGCCACTAACTCGACAGCGGAAAGCACAATTGCTTCTGCCCAGGCGGGGTCGTCTGTCAAGATGTTTATGAAGTTGCAATCGGCAAACATTGTTACCGGAACCACTGTTGCTCAAACGACTGGTGATGGTGATGCGGTTGAGCATTACGAACACAACGAAATGCTTCGGGGCCAAGCATCTTTGACCGGATTTGTGGTTGCGAGCAACACAATTGGCATTGCAGAACTTAAGGGTGCAAACAACCCTGTTTCCGTGGGTCTGTTTACGGGTATTGGGGGAGGGTCGAACAGGTATCTGTTGTTTAAAATGATTATTCAGCAGATGAACATTCAATACATGCGAACGGCTCCGTTTGTTGGAATTTCGGTAAGCGGACCAATGACCGACACGTACATGACTGCGGGAACTACTTTGCTTGACACAATCGTCGAACACACAGACGCTGTGGTTGATACTTCTTAATTTTTCTTTTTAGGACACGTTGACATGCCTGGGCATAACACTGTTTTTGAACTTGGACAAGACCAAACCGGAACCGATTTTCAAGGAAAATTTCTCAAAATCTATCCGGGTACGCTTAATAGCACTGACGGGGAAAAAGGATACGGAAAAGGGGCGCTTGGCGTAGATGTAACTAACGGCAAGTTTTACATTAACAACGGTGACGTAAATGCATCGGACTGGAACATCGTACTTAGTTCCTGATTTTACAACGGAGAATATTATGCCTGGACATAGCACTGCTTTTGAACTCGGACAAGATCAAACCGGAGTTGAGTTTGAGGGCAAACTTCTAAAATTTCACGCTGGCGCAGTTAGCGGCACGGATGGCGAAGCAGGATACGGAAGAGGCGCTATTGGAATTGACACTACAAATGGCAAGTTGTACGTCAATGGCGGCACTCACGCCTCATCAGCCTGGAAACTCGTAACTAGCGCTTCTTGATTAGGCAACAATTAGGCCGGTCGTTTCGCGCGTCCGGGGGGAAAGTAGGAGATGTAACTGAGCGGAGCGACCAATGGATGGATTCGAACAGCGTTTTATCGAACTCGCCATGTCTGGTATAGGTGCGGCGGTTTTTGCTTTGATTGGGTTTGTTTGGAAAATTAGCCACAAAAACAGTGACCTGGAAAAGAGGATTGAAGCAATTAGAGAACTGCAAACCCACGATGCCAGGGAACTTAGAAAAGACATTGACTACATAATTTCAAAAGTAGACAACCACAACGACAAAATGTATTCCATCGTAAAAAACATGCGAGAGTAAAAGGAAGTTTTAAAATGGCAAAAATAAAAAGCCAAACAAGGGGTTTTAATCTAAGTGGCCGTTAACCTACTCAAACCAAGCAGCACTGCTGGGGCTGTTATTCATTCTGACAGCGGCATTGGATCTTCAGGAACCAAAAAGTTTTACCTGAAGGTTGTCAGTTTTGCATTGGATCTTCAGAACAAACCAATTGATCTAACTAGCGAAACCGACGAGTTTCCAGACATACGTCATTTAAATTTTATGGGCGGCAGTTTCAAACTGTCTGGGTTTATGGCTAGAGACAAACAGCCTGCTCTAGACAATTTGAGGAACGCTACAGAAAACAACAACATTCTAATGAGGCTTTATGTTGGCAGTGATCAGCAAAGTAGCGAAAAGAAATACTACTGGTATTTTAAAACAATGATCAATCGTATTTCTACGCAATTCGTGCAAACTGCCCCGGCAACGCAAATTACAATGGCTGGCATAATCACAAGTCATGTTGCAAACAACGCCAATAAGTATTCAATCTTCGAAGAAACGGTTACCTGATGATCAGCAAAGAAGACCAAAAGGCACTTGACGAACTACACAAGCAGTTTGAAGGTGTAGAACTTCCCGAAATTGAAGAAGTCACGTCTGAGCCGATGAAAATCGAAGAGTTGTCTAGTGCTGGCGGATTAAAGGAAGCGCTGGAGAGGGGCGGAAGCACTCCAGAAAATGCACGGCAAGACGCACAGATGTTGATGCTTGAAACCCTGGTAGAACAGATGGCCGAAGCAAACACGCATTTGCAAGAAATGGCTAGGGTTATTGGGGGCAATGGGTAATGACTGTTTCAATTGTCAAATCTGATATTTCAGGTTCGCAAATGTCTGTTGGTTACAAGGACTTTAACCAGGACAAGGCTGTCCGTAAGTTCTTGGTAAGCACAACTGCAACGTCAGAAGACAAAGAAGACGTAGTTAGCGAAGTGTTTGATCAGATTGGCTCGTTGCACAACGAGTTGACTTCGTTGCCTTTGCAAAGCCTGACGGCCACTCGCATTGGCGTAATGCGCTGGTTAGTTACGGCTGTTTACAACCGAAGCGCCGCAAGCGGATTGCCGCAAACCAACACCCTTATTGCGGATACTCAAACAAGTCACATGACCGTTCAAGTTTGCGCGAGTAACGTAGGCCATTTTAATCAGCCAATTAAATACGAACACGGACTTCCGGCTGGTCCAATTAATATGCCAAAAGCTCTTTGGTACAGCCCAACCGCCGAACCCCGTATTAATTGGACATTGGCTACCGTTCCAGTAACTAAAGTTAGGGTTCCTTTTGACAGAGGGGTTCATCCAGACATTGTTTACGGCAAGTTGCTTGGCACAGTAAACGCTACGCCATTTACACTGTTTGGTGTCTCGTACACGGTCAAGCCAAACCAACTTCGGTTTGAAGGGATTCACTGCAAAACCGTGGCAACCGCGACCGGCTACAGGTATGGCGGCTACTACACGTTGTTGTATCGTCCTAGCGGATTTAGACACCAAGTTCCCTTTTTTGGTAGAGGGTATCTTGAAGATCCAAGGCTAAGGCCAAAATGGCAATGGGCTTGGGAAAACATGTACAATACAACAAACTGGCCCGCAGCATTGACTTGAGATATTTATGCAATCATTTGACTATGTCAATTTGTTTTCTCAAGAGTTTCGAAGAATGCTTACGGAACTTGAACAGAAAGTAGAAGCAGTTGAATCTAGCCTGTCTGCATTAGACAGCAAAATATCTTCCGTTAAAGGTAGTGGAACTAATTACTTTTGGGCGCGGCTTCAGTGTGCCAAACAAATGGAATCCGAAGAAAACGGATCTGCATATTGGATGTACGGCTGGGAACAGTTTGACCCAAACATTGCAGTAAACAACATTCCTTACAGTGTGAGAGTAAGTGGGGCTGCTGACCCAGGCGGAGATTACGACGAAGAAGAGGTATTGACAAGCAGGACCAGTCATTCTGAAGGAATAGGAAATCCAGATCCGGTTGGGGGAGAAAATCGATTTTCTTCTCCGGCCTACAACCTTCTTGAGTTGTATCAAAGGCCAGGTATTGCATCAAAAGACACCTACGTTGCTTCACACGGAGAAACCATTGGTCAATATGCTGGCGCAAACATTGCTTTGAGGAGTTGCGGAAACCTGGCTGAAGCAGAAGCGTGCGCAATTCTTAAAGAAGATGACCCAGAAACAAACTGCCTTTGCGAATATTCAAACCCGGTTGTTTTGATGTACCAGGGGTATTTTAATACTGACCGAGAATACGATTTGATTTTGCCAGAATATTTCTTTGTGCTTCCAAACAGTGTTTCGGTGGCTTGCCAATGAGTCCCGTTAGAACATGCTGTTGTCAGCCAGAAATAGGATGTCTTTGGGCGCCAGAGTGGGATTTGGAAAACCCAGCACTTTGCGAACACACAATTGAAAGCAATCTGTTTTTGCGTGTTCCTCGTGACGGTGTTTGTTTTACGTCTTTGGCCGCAGGTTTGCAGGGAACTTTTTGTGCATGCACTGGGCAAGCCCCTTTCCAAATCGACTATTGCGTGCAGCCAGGCGACGAGTTGCGTGCGTATTACCAGCACTTCAACAATTTCCAAGGCGAACCAGGAACTACCGGGTACGACTACCCGTGGGCGTATTTTACTGGCGGAGTTTATGGAAACAACAACCCGCCAAACCCAAACAGTTTTTTCCCTTCGTGCAACAGCGGATGTTGTGGAGACAACCGAGATTCCGAATGCTGCGACAGTTGGGTTTTTCCAGGTCAAACAAGTTGTCCAACTGGGTATTACACTCCAGAAAACTTCGAAAGAACACTCCCCCTAAGCCCCGAAGTTACCAAGCGCGCATCGCAGTATCAAATGGAAGCCATTAGGGATGGCGCATCAAAGCCAATCGATCCCGCAAACAGTGACGCTGGAAACTGCCCGTTTGGCAAACAATACAAATGGCTTCAAGGGGTGTCTAACAGAAAGACAAGCCACAGGTTTAAGAGTTGGTATGTTTTTCAAAATTCTATCCGAGAGCGATTTGGCGGCGCAAACTTTCACCTTTGCGAAACATTGCTCGCTGTTTTTCACCAAGAAAAATGGTGGCGTCGTTATGATCACAACTTTGAAAACGCAGATCCTGCGGTTGGCGGAAACCATTGGTGTCGGACGCCTATCGATTGGATTTTTGCCTGTTCAGGAATTCCCGTCTATGGATGGGAATTGCTTGACCCCTTGGTCTACCCAGAACTTGATGATCCAAACATTGCTCCTGGGTTTGATCGTGAAGATTGCTTCATGCGTATTCACCAACAAAATCCGCTGCCGCTTTCTTACACCAACGCAATGATGGCGGTTGGAATTCTGTCGTTTTATCAGCCTCCTGAAGGCGACGACAGGCCAATTCGTAAACGCATGCGATTTTACAACACCGGAACCGGCGGATGGCAAACCAGTGAGTCTAGGTTTTACGCCAGAGAAGGCGGTTGGGATTTTGTATGCAACGGCGCAACAAACAGCGGCGGAAATTATGAGAACCCTGAATACCCTATGGAGGGTTCTAATGCGTGGCCTAACGTGGCTAGAAGATCATCTACTTTTGGCGGCACTGCTTCTTGTTCTGGAAACAAGGGGTATGGAAACCAATATCCAGATGGGTCAAAATTGACGTGCTGGACTGCCGCCCCAATTCCGGCAGAAGTAACTTGCGACACTGGGGTGTCTTGCGGAGGCGTAAACGCATGCGACATGCCCGGTGGCGGTTGTGCGGTTGCTTTCCAAAGTAGTTGTGGTGGCAATGGAATGTTTGTAAAAACTTGCGATTCAGATGCATGGTCTGCTTCATGCAAGTCAATTTTGTTTCAGTACCAGTCCTATACAGAGGGTGGTTCTGATGTAGATTGCCCCGAATATGCTTGCTCGCAACACCGTGCGTTTTTGTGTGTTACTGATCCTGCAAGCCCTGAAAGTTGTTCTGAGACAGAAGAAATTGATTGGAATTTGATGGCAAGCCGTCTGTTCCATTGGATTCCTGAGCAGGTGTCTCAAATGTGGAGGCGTGGGTGCTTCCCGTTGTCTAATCTGTGCTGTGGGGGCAGGGGGCTAAGGCAGGTCACGGGATCTTTTACAGATTGCCCTGCCAGCAACCCTGTATCTGACGATTGCTGGTTCCAGTTGCTGGCAAGAAGCGTTCGCAAGCCGTGGGAATTTTTTGTTAAAAAGAGTTCTAGTCCAAATAACGACAAAATTAGGCCAGAGGAAAACGACGAATGAATTACATGACCCCAGGCACTTCGGGAGTAATTAGCCAAAATTGCTCGCATTTTAAAAAGCCCCGCCGCAAGTATCGCGGATTGGGCGACGTGCTGACCAAGATTTTTGAAAAAACTGGCGTAAAGCGTGTGGTAAACAAAGCGACCAATGGTAAGTGCGGATGCCAAAAACGAGCCGATAAACTCAATAAATGGTTCCCAATTGGCGACCACAAATAGACGAAACTATTGATGGCACGGAGGCTACATGACTGTTCAACTTCTGACAGATTCTTCTAAATACGGTGTTTTTAGTCGGTTAGGCAAGATTCTTTATGCCCACGAAAGAATCAGGACTGCTGCTACAAACCTGGCAACCGACCTGGACAACATCTACGCGCTCTATCGGGTGTCTGCATCAGTGTCCGGCAGTACGGATCAAGACCTTGAGATTATTGGCAACCTAGTCAAAAAAAGAGATGAGATCCTTGGCTTTGTGGCATCAATTCAAAAGGAATTGGAAACTGCTGCCAAAAATACTGTCGTAGAGATGGTTAATGCTGACGTGTCTTTGGCGGACAAATCGATTTACCCGGCTTTAGAAGAACTAAGCCGCCAGATGGTTGCAAGCAGCAGCACCCTGGAAGCCGACGCAATTACTACAACTGGCCCGTTGACCCCAGCCGATAATGTAGGCAACTCCACGATGTTTGTTTCTACGATTCCGTCTCAGGTTGGCGGAGCCACGCTGTCAGATGACAACCCGTACATTCGAACTGAAACATTGACTGCTCGATGTGTTCAGGACTCTGCTCAAGGCGCTCAGGCCGGAAACGAAGTTTGGTCTATTCGTGGCGGAAATGCTGTAGAGAACGATTGGTACGAATGGCCCGCAAAAAGCGGATTGGCTCTTAACATTGTGGCTGGCACAGCAACAACAGACGCGGGCGGTTCTCCAGGTCAAAACATTCTGACAAACAGTGACATGGAATCTTTCACATCTCATGTTCCAGACAACTGGGAATTAAAAGTTGGTGTTGCGGGTACACAAACAACTCAAACAACATCAGCCGGAACGTATTACGACGGCGGTTCTGCTTTAAAGGTTACCGGCAACGGATCGACTCTCACCAATTTGGCTCAAAAACTTAACAACAGCACCAGCGGTACAGCTGGCATTCTTAGGCCAGACACGACGTATTTGATGGTAGCTAGGGTTGCTCGTGGTGCTTCTCAGCCCACCGCCGGTGTTCTCAAGTTTCAAATTGAAAACGAAACTAGCGGGTCTGTTTTGGCAACCGCTAATTCTGGTACAGCCGCGATTAGCGTAGACTGCACTTCTGGTTCTGAATTGACCACTTCGTTTGCGACTAAGTCGCTTGTGTTTAGAACTTCAACTAACCCCACTACTAGTTTGCGTATGAGTATTGAGTTTACTACTGCTTTGAGCAATACTCACATTGTTTACATTGACGGGGTGTGCTTGATTCCTCTTTACCAGCCATATGCAGGGTCTGCTGCATTTGGAATTCTTGCAGGAAACACCGATTCTGTAATCGAAGACAGTCACACTGCTGCGTTTTCTAACAACTATGCGGGCAAATGGTTCAGGGAACTAGACAGGTTCTTTGATCTGTACACGCAAAGCATTTACTTCCCAGGAACTACCGGCACAGCCACTGTTGCCGATTCAGTTATTGCTTAATAGGGCAACACGATGGCTAAAAAGAACAAAAAACGAACATTTTTGCTTGGCGACAATAACAAGTTTACCGAGATAACAGAAGATCCGCCAAAAGAAGGTTCTTTTAATTATTGGGAAGAACCGCAATTTGATCCTAAAAATGTTAAGCCTGTTGCGCATCAGCCTGTTGCGCAACAGGCAAACACAGCCGTAGCAACTGCGGAACCCGCAGCAGTTAATCCTTATGATGCGCAGGCAGATTTAGGCGCTGCTGTACGACGAAAAGAACTCGATAGAGAATTGGGGCTTGTAAATCCTCAACTGTCTCCATCTGCGCAAGCAGAATTTGACGCCGCCGCAAGAGGCGACATTCCTGGTTGGCAAATTAAAAATCCGGCAGCGCGTGAAGCATTTATTAAGGCAAGACAAAAGTTTCCCAATTTTGGCAAACGGCGGCAAGAAGAAGTATCAGAAACTTTTGCGGGATTGTCTCCTTCGCAAAAAATGCACAAATCTAATTTGATTATGGCTGCTTTAGGTGGTGATGTTGAATGGGGAAGTGAATCCGAAAAACAACAAGCAATGGAGTTTTTAGCAGTACCAGGCAACAAAGAAGCATTGCTTGGAGAAAGAAGCAAAGTAAAAACAGAAATTGACGAAATACGCAATCAGTCATCAGGCAAAGGAACGAGATACGGCAATCAAATTGGCGATGTCAAAATTAATAATGAAGAGGCCCGACACCGAGAACGTGTGTTAGATAGATTGGCAAAACAAGGTAGAAGGGGTATTAAAAAGAGGGCAGAAGAAGCCAAAAAAAAGCGGCTGCAAAAATCCGGCCCTACATCAATGTATTCTGGCGGCGCTGGCAGTCCATCATTTGATCCTTTTACAGGGCAAAGAAGCGGCTTAAGTGTCGGTTCGCCTTCAATGACTCCTGACAGAAAAGGAATTACAACAGACCAAACTCCGCCAGGTTATTTCACGCTATTTGACCAAGAAAAAGATGCTTTTAGCGGAACGCATATTCCTGACCCATTGATGTTTTCTGAATCGCAATTTGGTTCTATTTTGCAGTTTGATGCAGAAACAACTGGAATTGGCGGTGGAGCAGGCAGGCTTGCAAACAATATTAAAAGCATTGCTATGGGAATGGGTTTTTGGGATTCTGATACGCAAAAAAAATGGAACGAACTCAACAACACTGACTTTTCTGAGTTTGCTCCTGGCCCGGAACGCAATGCTGCAATTCAAGCAGTAAGAGACGCCCGAACCAGAATGATGCGCGACGTTGTTATGCAAATGCGTGAAAACGAAGCGGGCTTGGCAGAAGGCAGGTTTGATGAATTAGAGGGCGCACAAAAAGAGTTTGACAGGGATATTACAGAGGCAAGGCGGCGTGCAGAAAGAGCCAAAGCAAAGGAGATGGGTTTAACACCAAGTGTAAACGACATGGGTCAAATGCTGGGTTGGCTCGATCAAAACGATAAACCAGCCGAAACGCCGCCTGTTACGCCAGAAGAAATTCAAGAACAGTATCGGCAAATGCAAAGAGAAAAAAATGCAGAAAGCATTGCTGCTGAGAACATTAAGAAAGACCAAATTACAACCGCAGAAGGCCAAAGCGTTGACGTTTCAGAAATTGTTGACAACCCAGAAGTTGCAGAAGTACCTGTAGGCAAATTTAAATTGGGAACTCCTGTGGCTGGCATGGGAGGCAATGAACACACGGGTTCGCAATTTGAAGATTGGACAGGACGTACCCGTAAAATTAAAGTTGCTAAAAACGATGGCACGTCAGGCATGGTTGAAATACACGCAGCTGTTGTCAAAGATGACGAGATTGCTAATTTGCCTGAAGGCTTGCCTTACATAGCTAACAACACATTGCACGTTTCCGGAAGCACCTGGAAATGGAACAGGCAGGCTGCTGAGTTTCAGTCCGTAGACAAACCAGATATTCGTCAATCTCAACCAGAAGAAGGCCGTTTGTTTTCTGGCACTAAAATAGACGAACCGCAAACTACTGAACAAAATGCTTCTGATAACCCAGTGCTAAACCCTTTTGGAACCGTTGATAAAACTGACGTTGACACACAAAATCCGCAAGAATACGAATATACGCCCGAAGAAATCAGAAATAGCAATACGGTATTTAAAAATTTGAAATCTGAATACGGATCGGCTGCTGTTGGACTCGCTGCTCTTGCGAGCGAGCAATACGAACCTAATTTGCCAGAAATTGACAGTAAAATGATTAGCAATCTTTCAAAAATGGGGTACGAACTTATATCCCACACAGGGGTAGACGGTTCTGTTGCGCCGGTTGGACTTACTTTGATTGACATGAGGGCAGAAAGTGAAGATGGCGCGTTCTTTGATCCAAATACAACCAATAATGCAGCACAAAGATTTGCTCAAACTAAAGTCTATAAAGATGCGCTTGCCGCGTTTAAAAAGTTTGAGGAAGCCAGGCCAAAGCATAGGTCTGCTCGGTACTCTTACAATGAAGGCTATGCCATACCTGAAGCAAAAGCCTGGCAAAAAGCCGCGCAAAAACTTTTGGTAAGTATCATTGGTGACAAACATGGTCCTTGGCGTTTGTCATTTTACAATGACGCAGAAGATGTTGAAGAAAATATGTGGGCAACCACAGGCAATTTGAAGTACCTGGGAGATTGACAAAATGGCAACCCCACCGCGAACTAAAGAACAAGACCTGGCCGAACTGTTTCCAAACCAAGAAGAAAGCGGAACACTTAAAGACATGCCTTCTGGTGAAGGAATGGCATTTCCTGACGTTGAAATAATGACAAGAGAGGAAGTTCAGCAAGCAAAACGCGACCGCGCAAGGGCTGCATTTGCAGAAGAACGCAGCCTTCGGTTTGCCAGGTCCGGAGAATTCATTAGTCAATTGCCTGGTATGGAACCCGAAACCAAGGCTCCTACCGGAATGGGCGCTTCAGATACGCTTTTCCAAAGCACTTTAGGTGTTTATCATTGGGACGTTTCGACCAATGATCTTAATGCTGTTTTGTCCAATGGCAAAGTAGACATGGGCAAGGTTGGTAAGGCCGATCAATTTAACCCATTGCATTGGGAATACACTAATCAAGGTTTTACAAATAAGCCTGTTGTGTCTAGGGACATCAACGACCCGTCAAACAGAGAAATTGCGAACGCGATTTGGAATAAATCGTGGGAATCTTTAAGCCAGGAAGAAAAAAACAATTTTGCTTGGCTAAGTAAGAATTACCCGGATGAAGCCGAAAAAGCCGCAAAAGAATTTACTGCTGCACAAGCAACTCAATGGGGTTGGGATGATGGAGAATTGCCTGGCGTTTCTTCTTCTGATAGTTTGATAAATCACATCCGTGCAACATCTTTGGACATTCGTTCTGGAATGCCGCGCAATCTTCGTCTCGCTATTGAAGACCAAGACGTAATGGCAACCTGGTCGTTGCCGCTTGCTTCTTACATTGCAAATCCCAGGAATGCATACACTATTCCTGAAGGCCCACAGCGGCTTGCGTTTATTGCATTGCACCGCAAGTACCTTGAAATGCACGAGCAAAACGCAAACGTACCCGGTGGCGTTGTTTTAGGTGCAGGCAAGATGTATTACGGGGCAGCTGCAACCGGCATTCGTCTTGCTGGCGTTGCCGATTCACTTAAATACGAACCGCTGAAACTTGGCGCTTGGTTTGCACTTAGCAACGAAAAATACGAACAAGTCAAAAATCTTGTTGATATGGAACAAGATCGTATTTTGGATGATTATTTTGCCGAAGCACGCGATTGGGACCGCGATCTAGAGTGGGCAGAAAAATCAAACATGCTTATGCCAGGACCGGCAGGCATTATTGATCCCGAAAACTTTAACATGAGTACGTTTGCCGGTCGCGTCAACATGCTTAGAACCGTAGCAGACGGCGCGGGTTCTTTGATTGCAATGGGTCCAACTGGTCCAGCAGGGTCCGTTACAGTAAAAGGCGCCACTCTTCTCGGCAAGTTTGGTTCTAAGAAAGCAGTCCAATTCTTTTCTAGAATTGCGCCAACTACCGCATTTACTGGCGGTGCAGAGGCCGGTCTTTTTTACTCCGCATATTACGACGAACTAATTAGGGCTGGCTTTACTGAAGAAGAAGCAAGGTCAAGTGCTTTCAATACGTCTTTGGCTTATGGGGCAGCGGCTGGCTTGCTCGAATCTCTTGGTTTTGACCAGGTTCGCAGCGCAATGTTTCCCAAGGGTACAAGCGGAGCAAGTGTTCGAAAAAGGTTGTTTGCAATACTTACCGCAGCGATGGCTGAGGGCGGCACAGAATATTTCCAATATGTATCAGAATCTATTGCTGAACACGTCAATCTTTATATGAATGGCGTCATAGACGGCGAAACATCGCTTACGCAAATTCTTAAATCGCTTACTAGCACTGAAGCATATGTCAGTGCCGTTACCGGCTTTGCTCTTGGCGGCGGCGCTTCATCGGTTGGTCAGGCTTTTGATGCAGCCGTTACTACTCCAATTCGCAACAGGTTTGGATACGGGGACGATACAGACACGTCTGACGGAACTCCTGATCCCGCTCCGGCCCCCGAAGGCAAAAACTTCTTTAACAGCAAAGAAGACCTGACTGACAAAGACAAGGTTAGAGATTTTGTTGGTAGTTCTGATCCAGCGACCAAGGCTGTGCGCGATCAATTGAGAACCACAACTGGAAATGTTTCTCGAAAAGACGTAGAAGCAATCTTCGGTTTTAAGAAAACAACCCAGGAAGAACGGAACGCATTCAGAGACGCGGTTGTCGCAGAATACGAATCAATCTTTGGCGGCACAGATCCAGCATCAGATCCCAAGGAATCCGAGTTTGAGCAAACATGGCGTGATGTTGTCATGAAAACTCACGATGATAAAACGAGAGACAGAAACGAAGACGAACGCAAATGGCTGCAAGGGAAGTTTATTGAAGCAAAAGAAGCACACACAAACAAAGACTACTCTCGCCTTAAGGCAATTAACGACGAAGTTGACGCCAAGATTCAGGAATGGGATGGCACAGAAACTGCCCCCGCAGATGAAACAACTCCCACGCCAGAAGCCCCTGTTGGCGAAGCACCCGCTGCCGATCCTGCTGCTGAAGCAGTGCCGATGGAAGAAAAAGCCCTGGCTGAGGCCGTAGAAAAATCAAGCGGCCAAGAGGTGCAAATTGACTTTGTTCCTGGCGTTAGGGGCGATGAAGAGCCTGTAGTTGGCAAGGTGTATAGCAACCGCCCTAATGATGACAGTTGGGGCGTAGTTGTTGTAGACAAAGACGGCAACGAAAGATTTGTTGAAAGCACCGAATTGACTAGGGGCGGTCGCAAGATTGCTGCAATCACTTCGATTGATGAGGTCGAAGCGCCAGCACCAGAAGCGCCAGCACCAGAAGCGCCAGCACCAAAAGCGCCCATTACAGAAGCGCCTACTGATCCAACAACAGAGGCTCCAACTGCCGAGCCAGTTACCGAAGCCCCAACTGCCGAGCCAACTGAGGAAGCCCCGGCAGAACCAGGGGTGGAAACCGAGGAAGAGCAAGAGGTAGAAGAGCAGCCGGTTGAAGATCCTGGTGCGCAGCCGGTAACAGAGCCAGTAGCGGAGCCGGTAGCGGAGCCGGTCGAAGACATCGAAGACACGCCAACTGGCGAACTTGCCCTTGATAAAGACGGCCAGATTGATTTCAATCAACTCACCGAAGAAGAACAAGTAACGGCAACCGACATGATTGTTGTTGAAGGGCTTTCCCCCCAGCAAGTCGTAGACGAACTGAATCGATTGCGCCGCGAAGCCGCAGAAGCCGAAGCCGAGCCGGAACCGGAAGTCGAAGACGAAGCCGAACCGGATGTTCCTGAATCTTTTGAAGAAGCACGAGCAACCAATTTGCTTGGCGACCAGGCTTTGAGAAAAGCAGTTTCACTAACAGATTCTGAGCAAACTGAACAAAATATAAGCAGCACACAAGTTTTGCACCCACAGCAAGGCGGGTCCACTGAAGACAATCCTTTTGGTACAGAAAAATGGCAAGATTCTGAAGGCAACTCAATACGCGCCCGTGTTCGTTTGGCGCAGATAAGCACAACTCAGCCCGAAGACTACGAGGGAGAAGCCGAAGGACGTAGTTATGTCATATCCATTGTCACTGATATGGGCTACACAGAACATCCAATATCTGGAGTAATTCATAGCGTTGATACAGACCGTTTGCGCGCTGAACAATTGCAGATGCCATTTGAAATACAAGTACGCATTAAAGAGCAAATTGAGAATGCGCTTACTGCACACCGAGCCACGTTTGCCAACAGAGCAGGGTTGGCAGTTGCTCCAATTGGGCCTTACAACGGAACCGAAGCAAGTGCAGGAGAGCAAACCAACAGGTATGCGGTATACAAGCGGTTCTTTACACTTCTCAACGAAGGCACAGAGTTCGCAACAACGGCTAACATCTATAATGCTTACGCGGATTTGATGGAAGAGTCTGGCCTTTCAGTGCCTACAGATCCAAAAAGTTATCCTATTAAAACCAGAAACGTAATTACGGTTTTGTTTGAGAAAGCCGTTAGAGATTCTCTTGCCTGGCGTGTTTATCAAATGAGGCAACAGGGTTACAACGACGCTGACCTGTTTGAACACGTTTTTGAAATTGCTGAAACACTGCAAGGCCAAATGCCTAAAACAATTCAGGCAGGCGATGTTGCTGGCAAGCGAGGCGATCAGCAGTTTTCAACTCCGCCGGTCCTGGCTGTTGCAGCACAACTTCTTGGCATGGCAGGATTTTCTCCAGGCAACGAAAACTTTGTGGTACATAGAGGACACCCTGATGGCGTTAAATATGTCAACGTGCATCCTACGGTTCTTGAGCCACAGTCAGGAACCGGAATGCTTACTTCGTTGTTTGCTTCGCAAATAGAAGCAAGCAACCCCGATGATGTGGCTAATGCAACCGAAGAAACGAGAGGACACAAATCTAGGATATATGGCGCCGACATTGATATCTTGCGAGTTGAACTAAGCAGAATTGGCATTCCCGCTGCCAACGTTGTTCTTCAATATGATTCTTTGAATCCAACAAAAGACCCCAAAGAGGTTGATTATAGAGGTTCTCCTGAATATCAAATTCTTAATGCAGATAACGATAATGGAGGCGGCGACAGCGGCGCTGAACCAAACCTTGTTATTTCAAATCCTCCTTTTGGAAATATTCCAAAGGGCCAAAATGTCTCGGTGTTTGGAAAAGAATTTGAATATTCGGATTATGATTTCCGCAAAACCAACATAAAGGTTTATGACAAGGCCGATCTGGCGTTAGCACAGGCTTTTACAAAAACCTATTGGAAAACAAAGGTTTTTATTGTCGGCGCAAGGGGTGGGCCGAAACTTACGCAAGACGATCGACTGCGAGCGTACAGCGTTGGCAATCGAAGTGTCGTTTTAGCCCAACTGTACAGAAACCACATCGTGCATGCGCACTTTACGGTTGCTGGCGAGTTGTACAGGCAAATGGGAACGCAATTCCCGGTAGACGTAATTGTCTTTTCGGCTATGCCGCGAGATACCGAAGTAAATAACGTTCCAAATTCTTGGTTGCCAAACCAAGGCATGTTTGGAAAAGGAGAAGAAAACCTGCCGCCAATGGTTACAACGGTAGAAGAACTGAAGCAGCAGGTAATTGATGGAATTGCCAGGCAAAGAAACAACGCGATTGACAGTGAAGAATCCGGCATAGAGCCGATTAAGGACACAGATGAAACAAGAAAGATCGAAACGGCAAATGAGGTTGCTCGGGAAACCCTTGGACAACTCGACAGAAATACCTTTGGGAGCAGTGATAGTGCCGGATTCTATCGATCATCTGAGCGGGTGGGAATACGCGGACTACTTGAGTCTGAAACTGCAATCGATGCAAGAGACAAACCCGATGCCACTGGAGAATCTGAAGAAACTGGTGTTGGATTGGACAAACCAACAGCCGGACCTAGACAAACTGAACGAGGGCCAGATAGTGTGGAAACTGGGCCAGGTAGAGGTGATCGCAGAACAGGCATGGGCGACACTAGACAAACCAAACGCCCCGATCAAAAGCCTCCCAGTGGTGACGAAGCAGCAACAGAAGGAACTAGAGTCGATGACAGTGGAGTCGTGGGTGCAGAGCCTGTTCAACCTGAACAGCCTGGCGTAAAGAAATCCGACGAACAAAAAACCGCTGAAGCAATAGCAGCCGCTAAGAAATTCGCAGATAAATTTAAGCAACGAAGAAACAATCGAGGTTTTGCTGCTGTTCCTAGCAAAGAAGACCTTAAAGAAGCCGTTGCGTTGATTAGACAAGTCATCGATCTTGGCATCAAATCTTTCCGTGGTCTTATCAAATGGTTGAGGCAGCATGTTCCTGGTGCGATTGAAATAATCACTGATCCAGATGCTGATCTTGGCGAAGCACTCGATATTGGATTTGACAGAATCCACAACGCTTTTGGCAAATCTCTTGGAACTACTGCAAGAGGAACCGCTACCGCAGCAAAACAGGTCAAGATTGAGCAGGAACTGGAAGCCGCTGAAACGAAATTTGTTGAAGGCGAATCAAGCGTGCCGTACACCCCGGTATCAGCCAAAGATGCCAGGGTAAACGACCCAATGACAGTGGTTCCGCAGAATCACTCCACGGTGATTACTCAAACCCTGCTAGAACTTGAATCTGAAACCGGAAAATCTGTGCTTGCCAATGTTGCTGAGTCTCTCGGTCTTACTGAGGGGCAAACTGCCAATGCTCTGCACGGCGCTCAAATTGACGGTGTAGCACTTCTCAATAGGGCCAACGAACGCGGCGATGCTTTTATTATTGGAGATGACACTGGGCTTGGCAAGGGAAGAACCGCAGCAGCGGCAATGCTTGCAGCCAAGAGACGCGGATTGCTTCCGTTGTTTGTAACAAAAAGCCCAGACCTTTGGGGCGACATGCTCCGAGACATTGTGGCTGTTACAGAAAATGCGACCGATCTTGAAAGCAGAGAATTGCTTTCTGTTACTGATCAAGGAAAAGCAAACACAGAAACTAAACGTGCAACCAGGTTTGATATATCTGACGCAGTCAAAGACGGAACATTGAGCAGGAGTTGGCCCAAGATTGTCAAAGGCGCCGAAAATGTTTCATCCAAACTGGAAGCACTTGAAGAGGCCGTAGACAATTTTATTGAAACCGGAGAAATGGTAGTCACAGACTACAGTTCCGAAAAAGACGGCAAGGCTATCAGCCCGTTTGGTATTGCTTGGACATATTCTCAGTTGCGACCCGGCAATTCCAAGAATTACGCTACCAGACAAAGGATTTTTAGAAAACTGGTTGAATCAGGCAAGGTTTATCTTGCCCTTGACGAAGTGCATGAAGCCGCAGGCGGCGCTGGCGTGGCAGACGCTTACGCTATGAAACTTCTTGACAACGTAAATGCGCTTCCTCCTGTTTCTTTGCTGCTTCGTAGTTTGTGGCAATCTATTCCGCCTGGAAACATTCTCTACCTGTCAGCCACCTTTGGCAAGAGAGGCGACGTTCTTGACCTTTATCAGCCAGCCGGAATGATGGACCTCAACCCGGCAGCGTTGGTAAAAGCGTTGAACCGTGGCGGCGTTCCTCTTATGCAGGCGTTGTCTTCAGAACTTGTAGAACGCGGCCTTTACGTTCGACGCGAAAAGAGTTTTGAAGGCGTTGATTTTGGCACTGACACTATTCCGGTAGGAGACGAAGCCAACGACGAAATGTTGGAGGTGCTTAGGTCGGCTATCAACCTTGCCGACAGCGAAGACCGCAGACACATGATGATGCATGTTGCTAGGGCATCTTCTGGGTACAACCCAAACGTCTCATTCGATCAGCAAAACATAGTTATTGACGATGTACGAATTGAACCTGGGACATTCAACACTCACGCCCCTGCGTTTGTTGAAGACCTGGCTAATTTGACCAGGACGGTTCTTCTTTCTATGAAAGCAGAATACGGCATTGATGAAGTAATTGCATCACTTAAAACCAAATACGAAGCAACAGAAGAGGCTGGCGGCAAGCCAGTTGAAATGGTTGGCGAAAAGCCAATGATTTACGTTGACAGAACTGGCGAGGCTGGGCTGAAAGCGTTTGCAGAATTAAACAACATTGGCATTGGAGATACGGTCAATTACACGCTTGCTGACGTAGTTGCTGTTTATGCAAGAAAACTGCGAACAGTTAGCATCAGCGGTAGAGACGCAAACGGAAACAAAGTAAAACAGGTTGTAGAAGCAACCGACGAAGAACTTAGAGAATTTGGCGTCTACGACCAATACATGAATTTGATTAGGTCAATTGAAGAAAACCAATTTCTTACCAGCACCGTTGGTTCTCCCCTTGACGTTATTAGAACCGAGTTGGAGAAAAAGGGATACACCGTTGCCGAGGGAACTGGGCGAGACGATTATCTCAACTGGGAAAACGGAAAATGGATTTTGAGAAGGCGAACGTCTAAAGAAAAGAACAAAGTCAACAACAAGACCAGGTTCAACAATGGCGATGTAGACGTTCTTATATACAACCAAAGCATGTCTACTGGCGTCAGCATGCACGCTTCGCCAAAGGAAGGAACCGACCTCCGAAGACGGCGGTTGTTTATCTTTGACCCAGGAGACAAGGTTGATTTGCTTGTTCAAGCACTTGGTCGCCCGCACAGGTTTGGGCAGGTAAACAAGCCAATCTTTACATATTTGCAGACCGACTTGCCGGTAGAAACCCGCATGGCTGCCAGGGTGTCGCAAAAACTGTCTTCCCTGAATGCTAACGTGGCCGCAGAGGCTGGCGGAACAATGGAAATGGAGGTTCCAGACCTCAGCACTATTGTTGGCGATATTGTTGTTTACAACTGGGCGCAAGAAAACACGGGGCTTATGTCTCAGATGGGCCTTCCCGTTCCTGAAAAAGCACCAACTCTTGAAGCCGTTGCTACTGCGGGAGATTTGTTTGACAAGGTGTCTGGCCGTCTTGTGCTTCTTCCCAAAGCAGAGCAAGGCAAAATTATTACTGAATGGGGAATTCGGTTTGTAGAGTTGTTAAATCAAATGGATTCTAGGGGCATGAATCCGTTGAAAGCCAAATTCTCGCCATTGGAGTATCGAACTACGAGAAAAATGGTTGTTGGCTCAGGCACAACTCAATTCACGATTCAAGAAGTAGAAGCCAACGCGCTGAAAACCCTGGCAACGTATGGAGAAATGCGTGACGGCATGTTTGAAAACGCTGGCATTAATCCAGATGAATCAGACATTAAACTTGGTGACGGCCTAAAAGAAGCAGACAGCGAAGTGTTTGCTCAAATAAGCGCAATTAAATCCGCGTGGGAAAAACGTTCAGGAGAAATTGGCAAAGACAAGGCCAAGGCTCTTGATGTCATAAATAAACGAAAAGATAAAGTTAAGGCGGCACAAGACAAAGAGGAAGAAGTTCCGTCTTTGACAGAAGAAGAAAAACAGGCCAATGTTGATTACGCGAGACTTTTAGGTCTAGAAAGAAGCGGCGAAAATACGATATCTCGAATCACGGAATTTCAGAATTACGTTAACGCCGGATTGATAAATCGCCTTTACGGGATGGTTCCGTATACGGAAAACCCAGGCGAACTGTTAACCAACGAGCCAATTTTGATTGAGTCTGTCAGGTTTAAAACCACTGACCCAACCAATCCAGACGTTTTCAAACAGTCAAACGTGACTATTACTGGGTACACACTGGAAGGCCAAATTCAATTTAATCTGTTTAACATTGAAGGCCCGTCTGTTGGCAAAATTGCAGTAGACGAACGCACTGGTGAAATCCAGGATTCTCCGAGCGATCCGTCTAAGATTTGGCTTACCAGCGACATTGCCACGTCAATGGACGAAGTGACCGAAAGCATTGCAAACATTAACGAAACGTCTCGTGAGTTGCGATGGCTCGCTACTGGCAACCTGGTCCGAGCGGTTGGCGTACTTGGAGCAAGAGACGTGCGATTTGCAACGTCTGTTGACAATGACCAGGTTTCAAACAATCGCGTTATTATGTTGCCGCCTTCAACGGACTTGAGTGGCGCCGCAACCAGCATGCCGTTCGAAACTACCGAGCAAGTGCTTGAGTACATCACTGACAAGGAACTTGCTTCTAACGAGGGCATTAAATCAAGCGGTTTTACAATCTACAAATCTCCCAGCAAGTCAGCGGACTCTGGGATGTTCATGCTTAATATTTCAAGCACCGCCAGAAGAGATTCTGATGAGTTCACTACCGACCGTGAGTTCATGGACCTGGTTGATTTGACCGAGGGCAAGGGAAAGAACAAGGGGTTCTTTGCTGAATTTGATACGAAGACGCTGAGAAAGGTTGTGGATTACCTGCTCGGCAAGAAATACCAGTTGACCGCCAGCAATCCCAAGGTCGCCAGCAAGGTTCTCGACTTGGCCTGGGAATATGTTGCGGACGAAGACCCCTCAGTCAACCGCAAGGACCACATAAAGAAGGTTCAACAGGCAAGAAAAGACAGAGCGGCGCGTGAGTTTAGAAGGCAGAAGGCATCAAACCGTCGCGGGCTTGTCATAAATCCATTTAGCATTTTTAGTCGCCTAAATCCTAAGCCAAAGAAAGGCGTAACTAAAATTGAGTCGCGTGACAAATCGCCCAATGTTCTTGGACAACTGTTTTTTGAGCAGTGGCTGCATTTTCAAAGTGAAGTAGACGAACAAGGGAACCCAACTACAACAGAAGGCAGAATTCATCGCGCAATGGAACTTGCAGAAATTCGCAGAGAAGGCGACACGGCTCAAAAACTAGAACAAGATCGTAAGATGCGCAAAAAGTTGGGTTGGCGATCTGTTTGGAACAAGAATAATGGCCGATTGTTCTTCCACTTGATGAACGAGGTAATTAGCCCTGACAACATCAAAGATCCAAACACCATTGAGATTAACGAAGAGTCATCGGAAGAACTCAAGGAAGTTGTTGAAGAACTTAAAAAAGCCAAGCCGCAAACTAAAAAGGTATTGATTTACTTCAAGAGACGCACAGAAAAAATGCGTCAATATTACGTTCGCCACAAGCAAGGCAAATTGCGAAAATATTTGTCATCTAAAACTTACAGTGGTTTGTTTGCGGAGTTTGAATCACTCGGCTTTGAAAACATCGAAGCTAAACTAGAGCCAGTAATTGGTTTGACTGGCAAAACGCGATTGATGTTCCACGTCAAGATTGGCGGAGAATGGAAGCAGTTCTTTAAAAATGAATTCATTGAGTTTGTGGTTAACGAGGTTTACCCAATTGACCCAACCGAATTCAACGACGCCTGGGGCTACCAATGGGGCCACATGCCTCACATCTGGGTGGGCGATTACATTGTTTCTGCACGTTACACCGACAAAGAAACCGGAGAATCCGACACGGTGTTTCTTGGCAAAGCAAAAACTGATGTTGAAGCCGCCAAGATGGCAAATGCTTTTCAAGACAACATAGGAGAGGTTGCAGAAACTTACAAACCAGAGGGCGTAATTGATCTTAAAAAATACAACGTAACGTTTGAATACAAGACCGAAGATTCAATTCCGTCAAACGACGTTATGCGTCTCGATGAAGGTGCGTATTGGAACCTAGTCGGTGGATTGAAAGAAGCAATTGAAACCGATGGCGGCACTGTTATGGAAGGTTTGCGCGGAGTAGTGGGACGCAAAGCCAACCGCGAAAAATTTTGGGCGTCTACGTTGTACAGAAAAGGCGCAGAAAATTACCTGGTTGATTTCTCCAAGGTTTGGGCAATGAACGTGGAAGGGTTTGAAAGGTGGAAGGCGCTTACCCAGTTGAACGAACAAGTTCAACCTGCCATCCAATCATTAAGAAGACCTAATGGCAAACCTCTTGCTGCCGAACAACTTGAAAATTTGCTTAATTATCTTTGGACTGGACGATGGGTAACGGTAGGCAAACACGAAATTGGCGATTTGATTGATTTGACCTTGCGTAAATTTCCGTTTGTTGGTCGGCATGTTTCTTTGGGCGTTACTCAGTTGGTTACCAGGCTTGCAATGTCTGCAACAGCATTTGTTATGCTTGGAAAGGCTTCATTCCAGTTAATTAATCTAACGCAACCGTTTATTACGACATACGCTGACATAGGTGCGTTTACTAGACTCCCTTTGTTGTTCGTGTTGCGAAATCAAGGAATTGCGTTGAGAAAACAGGGCAAGCGGTGGCTTAAACAATACGGCTACGTCGATGCAATGGGCAAATTTAAGGATGGCACTGACACTACGCCGACAATGTCGAGGATTGGCCGTGGCTTGCAGAAGGTTCTTGGTGTCAGTGAGCGTCGAAACCAAAGAATTGCGTTCTTGCTTTACATGAAACTTGCTGTAGACCAATTTGGCTATAACGAACAGGATGCAGCAGAATGGGCTTTGATACGCACTTCCAGGACTCAATTCAAGCCGAACCGTGCGTCTTTGCAAATGCTGTGGAGGTCAACTGCGGTTAAGGGCATGCTGATGTTTAAGAGGTTTGGCCTTAACTACACCGGCCTCTTGTATTCGTTTGTCCGAGACGGCAACAAAAAGGGTGCAGTGCGAATGATGGCGGCACAAACCTTGCTTCACGGATCTTTCTCGTGGATACCTGAATCTACTGCCGCTGCGGGCGTGGCAACTTTTGTTGGAAGCACGGCAACTCAGCCAAAATCTCTTGTTGGCCGAGGCGCAAGGCTTGTTGGTCAAACGGCTGGTGGAGCCGCTGTTGCAGCCGGAATCGGCCTACAGGGTCTGCCTAAGATCGTATGGTCTGCTCCCGCCTGGGTCTTTGGCTGGATGATGTCAAATCTTATTGGCGGCGATGCCGACGATGATGACAGGAAGGCAATCGAGACAGCAAACCAAGAAAAACTGCGGAAAAAACTGGAAGATGAGCAGGTTTCTTACACGTCACAAGAAGAAAACCGAAACAGGTTTTTTGGGGGCAAACGAGACTTTGATGACGTAATGATGGACATGGCTCGATACGGTATTTTTTCCGCTATTTACAACGGTGAGTACCAAACATCCAGCCAAGCAGCCGTTGGTTTGCATGGTGGAAACACTCCGGCAGAAACGCTTTACAAGATAATCCAGGGCGCTACAGTTGGATCAATATCAGAAGCACTGGAAGCCGCCGATGATCCTGGTCTTGAAGGTGGACTTAGAAAGGGGCTGTCCCAGTTCCCAATGCTTAGGTCAGCGTATGCATTCAATGATTTGCTGAATGGCGAAGAGGGCGTCAAACGCACAAAGTCTGGCAAGATTGTTGCCATTAAAGACAGAACCAAATTGATTGCCGAGGCTTTGGGATTCTTTAGTTCTGTAGATGACATGGAAAACTGGCGTGCAAGCGAGTTCTTGAAAACGGTTTCCGAAATCAGAAATTACACCATTACCGATTTGTCAACGCAAGTCATTAAAACCATAACCAACAATGATCTGACTCGTGACGAAAAACGCCAGGCTCTCGTCGATATGCAAAATGATCTTGATAAAGTAAACAAACTCCTTGGCGCTGAAGGCATGGTTACCCCGAGTAACATTGCGGATAAAGTTAAGCGTGTGCTTAAGCAAAGAAGTGGTCAATGGCTTGCGGATCAGTTTGGCCGCTTCCCAGACGAAGTAGAAAGAAACTTGATTCTTAATGCACCAGAAAACGTACAAGACGCCATAATCAAGGCGTTTCTTGAAGAAATAAAAGCCAAAGATCAACAAAAGGGCAAATGATGGCTGTCAAGAAGACACTTACCGTTTCGATTCGAGTCCGCAAGGACACCTACGCCAGGTTTCAGCAGGCCGCAAATGACGCGGGACTGAAGGGGCCGGATATGTTTGACAAGATTATGGAAGACTGGGCAGGCACTGTTGCAAAGGATTGCAGTGAGTGTGAAAACAACAACAGCAAGGACGCTGTTAGTGCCGAACCCAAGCAGAAAAGCAGCCTTCCAGAGTTTGATGTTGACGGCAACAAGGTGGGTGACTGGATCAGGAATATGTAGGCGTCAGGGCAGGAACCCATCCTTGCCAACCCCCACTGGCTTGTCTGATTCCAGAAAAAATTCAGCGAGTTCCTTAACCTTTTTTTGAATAATCATGGCGTTTGTTGCTCCGGCAGAGACGCTGTGTGGCGATTTCATCATTTCTGCCAACATGAGCCAGCCGTGTCGATCCTTCCAGGTTAACTCGTACCACCGCTGCCGAAGGCTGACGATGTTGCTGTGAGACTTGTACTTAGCGTGGTGTGCCAAGTCTGGGCAGGTCATGTATGGACAATTTTCGGTAACGATTCCAATCCAAATCGATTTCAAAACGGTGTTTGCCGATGAATTTGTCATCTCGCCTGGTGTTCTTCCGGTTAGCCGGGTAGCAATCTTGACGTATTTGATGTCATCCCTTGTGGTAGCGCCTGCTCTCATTCTCATCTGGTGGCCTCCTTTTTCAGTGCCGAGAAAATGTATCCGGGCGGGTTGGCTGCCTTTTTCGACTTATCGACAATTACCGACAAGATCGGTAGCGGATCGCGTCCGTTCGCGTCAATTTCAATCAAACAAGCAACACTTGCAGACAAATTCTTGCCTTTAATTCCGCTCTTTTCGTTCAGAATCTGGAATGCTCGCATGAAATTGGGCTTTTCTGCGATTTTTCTGGTCAGTTCCGCAGAGTTGATTTCTGACCCCACAGCGAGCATTGCACCCTGGATGCGTGACTTTTGACTTTGTTCTTCTTCTTGCTCTTGATCTGATTCTGATCTGGTCCGCTTTGTGTCCGCATCCAATGCGGACGCGCGGGTCTTGGACTTCCGGGTTGCCTCCTGAGCGCGTCTTTTTGCCGATTGGCCGTTATGCTCACCGAAGCGAGGAACCTTCAGACCTCCCTGGGCGTCCTCAGAGCCGCTCTCGGGCGATTCCAGCCATCCAACGGTTCGGAGGGCATCTGAGAACCCAGGAAGCCCTGAGCGGGCGTCTAGGGCGTCCCCTGAAAAATGTGGTATCGCCCCATCGACCGAGTATTTGTCTGCGAGGCTCCACAGCAGGTAGCAGCCGCCGACCACTTGGAGGGCGGTGCATCCCAAAATCAGCGACATCCGCTCGACTCTGGGGTCTTCGAGCAGGTCTGTTCTCATCTTGATCCAAGGTGTTGCCACGGCTGCCTCCTTTCAAAGCAGTGTGGTAAAAACCCCGCCCCCCAAGGATTTCTCTCCAAGAGGGGCGGGGGAAAGGAAAACTAGAATGGGATGTCTTCGTTCGCAACCGGCGTGTGTGTCTGTTGTGGTGGCGGCACTGCCGTGGCAACCGGCGGAGCCGCCGGTGCGTTGGCTGGTGCTTCTGGCGGAATGATATCATCAATCCAGTTCTTCCACCCGTCTCCGTCTCTGGATTTCTTCTTCGTGATCTTGATGTTGAAAGTCTGGTTGATCAGATTTCCAGCATCGAATGTTCCAGCCTCGAACTCGGCCAGCCGATTGGAAGCCCTGGCAAGTTGCTTCAGTCGGTGGACGCAGACGCTCTTGCTCATGTTGAGCCAGTCCTTCAAGAAGACTGATCGCTGTTGCGAGGGATCAAATGCATCCCACGACACGACCAGGGTCTGATCCTTTGCCTCAACTGCGGTGAGGGTTCCTCGGTAAATGCCCGGCTCAAGCACAGGGTATTCACCGCCTCCGGCATCGTCGGCAATGCCGGGAGTGTATGGAATAAACGTTGACATCACTTCAATCCTTTCGCTTGGGTTTCCAGATATTCAATGGCTTTCTGGATGTCGCCTTCTGATACCTCTTGTACCGCGCTGACCTTCCTCTTGTCAAGCCAAGCCTCTCGCAATTTGTTTCCATCCGGC